CCTAATGATTGGTACTACATTTCATATGTAACCAGAACTCTTGGCTGGTTATACAACTCTCAGGCAGACATCGCGGATGATAGATTAACCAGAACACTTGATGTAGACGATTGTGCAAATCTTCAAATTGGAACCACATTAACAGTCACAGGTGGTGACGCTGCAGGTGCAACTTGTGGTATTATGAAGATTGAAGTGGACGGAACACCTATTCCCGCATCAGATATGATAGGGGGTACCAAATATCAAGTCGTCACAGTAGGATCTACAGATTATACTCAGGTAGGAGCAATAATCAACGCGCCTGGCGAAATCTTTACGGCATCTGGTCAAGCAATTGGTGGTCTTGGAACTGTTGTTCCTATTGCAGGCAATCCTGGTACTCTTGTAATTTGTGGTAGAGGATTAGAAACTGCTGCCGCTGCTAACGCTACTGTATCAGCTTTAGATGTCGGACTTACTTCAGGCACATTTACTACAGATTCTGGTGGTGCTGGTAATATTACAGGCTCAGGAACATCCTCGGACGCGGCAGATTATTGGACATCATTGAAAGCACTACAGTGGGATGCTGATTTAGGTTTAGATGTTGCTGAAGATGTTGGTGCTGATCTATTGTCTCTGTATGGTGGTCCACCACCCCGCGCAGCCTGGACATTCATGATGAAATGGTTGGAAAACTCAAATGAAGATGAAGATGGTGATCGTGGTCCGGCGGAAGAAAATTCCATCACTAACTGGAATATTTTCTGGCGTGAAAGGTTGCAGTAATGCAGCTTATATACAACTATAATAATTGGTGGAGATGGGCACCTAGAGAAGAGGGTGGTGCTCCTTTCCAGAAAGTTACATTCTCAGGGCCCGAGCGTATCATATACGTTGCTCCAGATGTAACAGAGTTAGATGTGAAAATAGATATCTATTCCGCGTGGAAAGAATGGAATCTATATTCACAAGAAGCGCCTCATGCTACAGTTTGGCCAGAAGCCATTTCTGTAATTGGTGGTGAAGAAATTGCTTCAGACGTACAAGTCGGTGCTACATTCTTCTTAGAAAATGGTTGGAGGATCCAACCGTTTATTGGGACAAATGCATATACACTGAGCATTCTCGGAAACTTATATACAAGAGAAGTTGGTGATAATCCATTTTTATTTGCTCAAGGTGTTTCAGTGTCTCTTACGAGATCGAATATTGTAGATTTGATTCGAATAGAAAGTCTAACGGCAAATATTACAGATGAAGATTTAGCTGCAATTGCACAAAATGTTGCTCCGGCCGTTTGGGAAGAATTGGTTTCTGATCATCAAACTGCTGGTACTACTGGTAAGAAGTTAAGCGATAACCTGAAGAAAAATCAGTATATTGCACGGATTTAATAAAAATTATAAATATATTCTATAACGAATTTTTTAGGAGTAAATATGAAATCTTTAAAAGAACTTTTGGCTGAAGTTGCACAACCCAAGCCCGAAGAAGAGAAAAGATTCAAAGATTTGCATGATGTCGAAACAATCGATTATGTAATCCCACAAGAACATGTATTCAGCGGCGAAATTGAACGTCAACCTCGTCTTGCTGATGCTGGTGGCTCTGAAAAATATGATACTGCATATGTAGGTAAAGAGCCTGCAAAGCCTATCAAAGAAGAAACTAAGGTTGATGCTCGTCGTAGAGAATTCAAAGAAAAACTCAAGGCCCTTCTTTATAAGAAAGAACAGGAAGTAACTAAGAAACTTGCTGATAAAGAGGTAGAAGAGTCCGCAGAAGAAGAAATTCCAATGATGGAAAAGCAACTTTCCTTTATCTCTTTTGCTGCCGATGAGATTTCAGAGTACGTCAAGAATTCTGGTGACCCCGAAGAGTGGTATCAGAATAAATTGGCCGAAGCTCATGCCTCAATCAAATCCCTCTATGCATATGCCCAGGGCGAATTGAAATCAATTGGTGAAGAGGTAGAAGAAGACGAAGAAAGTTTAGACGAGTTATTCGAAGCAGCTATGTCTGAAGATTCTAAGTCTCCATCAAGGTTAGAAAAATTCGAATCAGAAATTGATGAAGGTGACAAAGAAGAATATACCAAATTCTTCAAAGCAACTTTAAAGAAATTTGGCGTCAGTTCACCAGCTGAATTGGAAGGCGAGAAAGAAAAAGAGTTCTATAATTACATCGAAAAGAACTGGAAAGCAGATAATGAAGAAACCGACATTGAAGAGTACGGGTCTTCTACTCCAATGCGAGATAAGTTTGGTCCTGTCAACCCTAAGCTAAAAGACAAGAAACAGAAAAAAGAATCTATCGTGTCGGGTGTTTTGTCAAAAAGGAATAAGTAATGGCTGGTAAATATATTCGACCAATAGGTGCAGAAGTTACCTTAACTGTAGCCGATACTGTGGGTAATGCACGACTGGTTCGCTTGTATAATCCTACAGTTAATGCTGCTGATGTGGTTGTGACAATTGTCGGAACAGTAAATGGAACTTTTACTTTAAAAGCGGGTGATGTTTGTATCATAGAAAAAGATTACTCGGATACTGTTGCAGTTTCTGGTTCCGGCGCATTGGCAGTCCAGATTGCTTACAGAGTCTAAAAAAAATTTAATTATAAATAATTCTTAAAGGAAAGGTTTAACTTATGCGACTAATTACAGAAATCACAGAAGAGTGTTCTGTCTTAACAGAAGCTAATGATGAAGGGAAGAAATCCTATTTCATCGAAGGTATTTTCATGCAGGGGAATATCAAAAACCGCAATGGTCGTATTTACCCCGAATCTGTCCTCGCTAAAGAAATGACGCGATACAATAAAGAATATATTGAAACAAAGAGAGCTCTTGGTGAGTTGGGACATCCCGATGGCCCTACCATTAATGGTGATCGTGTTTCACACTTAATCACGGAAATGACTCAGGTAAAGTCTGATTTCCATGGTAAAGCAAAAATCCTATCAACTCCTATGGGTGAGATTGTAAAAACTTTCATCGACGAAGGAGTTAAGATTGGTGTTTCTACACGTGGTCTTGGATCCGTTAAGGCTTCAAAAGAAGGTGCAATGGAGGTCCAAGAAGACTTTCACCTCGCCACCGTAGATATTGTAACCGATCCATCTGCACCGAAAGCATTTGTTAACGGTGTTATGGAAAACGTTGAATACTTTTACGATATCGCTTCGGGACATTGGGTTGCTCGTCAACCGATTGAAGAAGTATTAGAAGAGGTGGTCGAAGAAGTTGAAAAACAATATAAAAAGGTTGTAAAAAGAATTGATGAAATGACTGCTGCAAGGATGCTGGAAAAATTCATTTCAGGCCTTAAAGGTTAATTTATTATAAATAAGTGATACTTTTTGCAATTAATTTATAATTTACTAAAAGGAGAATCAAATGGCAGACGAAAATCAAATTGCTGCAGAAGAGCAAATTGTTGCAGCCCAAGAAGATGCGCCTGTTCAGGTTGAAGAAGCCACTGAATCTACTACCGAAGAGGTTGTAGAGGAAGTTGTTGAAGTTGATACTTCTGTTGCTTCTCTGTTCGAAGGCGAAGAATTTTCTGATGAGTTTAAAAATAAGGTAACAGTTGTTTTTGAAGCAGCTGTATCTGAGCATGTAGAGAAGAAGGTGGCTGAATTAACTGAAAGCCTCACTGAATCCCTCGAAACACAAAATCAAGCGTCGCTTGAAGAGCAGGTGTCCACGATTGTTGAGAATCTTGATAAGTATCTCGATTACGTCGTTGAACAATGGATGGAAGAAAACGAAATTGCAATTGAGGCCGGAATCAAGGTCGAAATGGCAGAGTCTTTCATGACTGGTCTCAAGTCACTTTTCGAAGATCACAACGTTGACATCAATGAGGAAACTCATGATGTAGTCGCTGATCTCGAAACTGAGATTGAAGGCCTTAAAGAGTCTTCTAACGAGCTTGTAAATGCAAATATTGAACTTCAAGCGAAGATCGACGAATATCATGCTGAAAAGGCTTTTGATGTTGTTGTCGAAGGTTTGACTGAACTCGAAGTTGAAAGGTTTAAGGTACTTGCTGGAAACCTTAATAAGAAGGACCTTGAGGAATATAGTGAAAACCTCAAGACCATCAAAGAATCTTTCTTTGCAGAAGCTCCTGCACAGACTGATGTCCATGGTGATGAAGAAGAAATTATTACTGAAGAGACAGCTGCTCCTGTAGTTGCATCCTCAGAATATACTTCAGTGAACGCTCTTGTCGAGGCACTCAACGCAAGAAAAAACAAACAATAAGTGACGATAAAATTAGGTTTTTATAAATAATTTTCATAGTAACATTTGTAAACAATTTAAACAAGGAGATAGATACATGTCAAACTATCAAAAACTTGTGGAAAAGTGGGGCCCAATCTTAGAGCACGAATCTTTTTCACCGATCGCAGATAGTCATCGTAAAGCAGTAACCGCTACCATTCTTGAGAATACGGAGCGTGCACTTGCCGAAACTGGTGATCTTTCTGCAAACATGACATCATTACTGTCAGAAGGTACTGCACCTAACTTAAACACAGACCCTGCTTCTGCAGGCGCTGCTGGTTTTTCTAGTGCTGCTGCTTCACCTGTTGCTGGTTATGATCCTGTACTGATTTCATTAGTACGTCGCGCAATGCCCAACATGATGGCTTATGACATCTGTGGTGTTCAACCAATGACTGGACCTACTGGTTTGATCTTCGCAATGCGTTCCAAGTATGGCACACCTAATGCTGGCCCCGAAGCCTTCTATGGTGAAGCTGATACTGATTTCTCAGGTGCCGGTAGCACTGAGGCTGGAACAACTGGTGGAGCAACTGGAGTCGAGTCTGGCCTTGGTAAAACAACTGCTGCTCAAGAAGCTGCAACTGATGCTGGCGATATTGCCCAGATGTCTTTCTCAATCGAGAAAGTTAGTGTTACTGCAATGAGCCGTGCTCTGAAAGCAGAATACACCACTGAATTGGCACAAGACCTTAAAGCTGTTCATGGTTTGGACGCTGAAACAGAATTGGCTAACATTCTTCAAGGTGAGATCCTCGCGGAAATCAATCGTGAAGTTGTTCGTACAGTTCACAAGGTTGCTAAAGTTGGTGCCGCTGGTACTGCTACTACTGGTACATTCGACCTTGACGTCGATGCTAACGGTCGTTGGTCAGTTGAGAAGTTCAAGGGCCTGATGTTCCAAATCGAACAAGAAGCTAACGCAATTGCTAAAGCTACTCGTCGCGGTAAGGGTAACATGGTTATTTGTTCTTCTGATGTTGCTTCTGCTCTTCAGATGGCTGGTATGTTAGATTACACGCCTGCTCTGAATGGTAATGCATTGTCTGTTGACGATACTGGTAATACTTTCGCTGGTGTATTGAACGGTCGTTTCCGTGTATACATCGATCCCTATGCTGGTGCTAACTACATGGTTGTTGGTTATAAGGGTTCATCTGCATTTGATGCTGGTGTATTCTATTGCCCATACGTCCCTCTCCAAATGGTTCGCGCCATTGGTGAGAATTCGTTCCAACCTAAGATCGGCTTCAAGACTCGTTACGGCATGGTAGCTAACCCCTTCGCTGGTGGTGCTGCTGTAGGTAGCGGTGCACTGGGTGCAGAATCTAACGAGTACTATCGTAAGGTTATTATCTCTAACTTGTTCTAAGAATAAGAATCCTACAGAAGTAGGACGAGGTAAGTTAAAATTTAGGGTGGCAGAGATGCCACCCTTTTTTTATCTGCTGTTTAGGACTTTATTTTACAGACATTACAATATCATACAACTCTGAGATATCTGCAAATTCACCAGTGACTTCTGCCATATTTTGTTTATGGAAGATCTGAGCCATTTTGTTCAAGACCTTTTTAGGAATATCAACTTCTTCAGATAGAGACTGAATTGCCTCTTTGATGAAATCTTTTTCCCCTTCAACACGAGTGAATGCGTTGGAAACCTCTTCCATGCATGCTTTGATTCGCTTTCGATCTTCTGGACTGGATGGGATAATAATACCTGACATAATATAGTTCCTATAGATTGTTAAGATTAATTTTGTTAATTTTTGCAACACGACCCTGTCGGATTATGCCACGTTTGAATGTTTCGGCTCCAGAGTCGGTGTCGAAATAATACGTTGCAAGTGGTTCAATATCGATAACGTCGTCGTCGATTTTATCATGTACCACCACTTCGTATGAATATGGATTTCCATTCATGCAGTCACCATTGAAGGTAATGCCGGAGTGATTTTTTTCAATTGACAATATTCCATAATCGACAGAGTACCCATCTCTCGGTTATATTCCTTTCGGATCATAACCATATTAGAATAGACGGTGCGACCACCGTTAGCATGAGAGATGATATGTCCTGCTTCACCATCAACTAGTGTAAGAGGTTTACCATCGATTGCACAAATATATCCTTGCTCTCGTAGTTTCGTGTCTCTTTCTTTATGGGTGTACATTCTCTTATTGTCTATGTCTCGAATCAGTGTAGACAAATCCATTCGTTTCAATAATTGTTCGACAGGGAACATGGCATGTTTAACAGTGTCGTATTCATTGAGAGAATCATTAAACTGTTTGCCTATAGTCTTTTGGCTGTTAAATGGTGATGTTTCTTTCAGTTCATCAGGCTGGTCATCATAAGGCTTATCAAAGTCAGAATAGGCCTTCATCACCGCTTGATAGTATACATCATTGTCTATGACACGGAATTTACCAAATTTAGATTCGATATGCATATACAGCCTTTCAAAGATTCTAAATTCACGTAATGTGAGGCCCCCACCCGAGAAACGTTTTCGGATGACAGCCATCGCGCAAATGTGATTTAATAAAGTCCTTACCTTTTTGGCCAATTCGTCCATCTTCTCTTGACTAGGATATTCTTGATACATCGCTTCAAGATGGCTACGTTCGCACACACCTACACCACCACCGTCATAATAACGATAAAAGATTCTTGCAACCATTTCATCGATACGCAACCGATGATTATCAAACTGTAGATATTTAAATCTTGGTGCACTATTCGGTCTTTGAAAAAACTCGAATAATTCGTGATATGTATTTCCAACTCCAGGCACAGGTCGAACCACTTCTCGAATCACCTTGGCCACCGGAATCACATTATACGCGTTCAAGTTCTCTTGGTGATTTACATCAGTAGATTTATTTACTGATTGGAAGATGAAGGCATTATCTGCAGGTTCAAGACCTTGGTAGATGATGAAGTTGAGAGTCCTTTCCAAGAATTTCTCTTGATCCTCTAGAGGAAGCTCTCCGAATTTTAGGCCTCGGAAAAAGCACTTAAACTCTCCTCGAACGAAAGCAATAATATAACGCTTACGATGGCCGCCATCGACAGATTCACAGAACAAGCTCTTATCTGGGGTTTCACTAAGAATAATGCTACCCAGATCCATACCACAAAGGATTGAATGTATGATGCCTTGAGCCTTGGAAGGTGTAGAATCGCCTTCTAATTTAGGGGCTGTTTCTAGTCGTTGTCCTTCTGGAGTCATATCGATATTCGGTGCCCATAAAATAAAGTCTCTGATTTTCATCGGTTTGGGGTAGAATACGTAATTTTTTTGTATCTGCATTGTAAATGCAACGGGAAGGTTCATGTTCATTTTTTTGTTTCCTTTTATTTTCTATTAATAAACAGCTGAGATTCGTCTCTTGTATCCTCTCTCACTGCGGGGGGTTGTACTACCAATTATGAACTACATTAGCCATAATAAAGAAGCACGTTATAAAGTTCACCAAGACAATTAATGTTCTGAATACAGTTATATAATTGTCATATGGTTCTGTTTTCTCATCAGAGAAGGAACCAATAGTGAACTTCCAAATGGTCCAGATTTTTTTCAAGTCAATGACTCATTCATATATTCCCAAATAAAATTATTCTGGGTACCAAATTTGCGGCAGAATTCTATCTGCGTCATTTCTAAGGCTGCTTCTTGCATTTCAAGGACCCAATCACCGATCTTACTCATCGTCCTTTACCTTTAAATTTTTAAGTTTAGTTAATAGGTTGTCGAAATCTTCATCATTCATATCATAATTCCATTTCAAGATTTCAGTTTCACCATTGTCATCGAGCCGATATCTGAGAAATCCATCTGCGATCAGTGAGTTAACAGTGAAAGTTGCCATTCTCTTTGCCATCCATTGACAACCGAAGTACCAACCAAGGCCAGTGAATGTGAGCGCTACTGCAAAAAATTGGAGTTCGTAGCTCATCCTAAAATGTCCGCTAACATAAAGATCCAGACAACTGACAAGGCACAGAAAGCTAAAGTTCGAACTCCAGTCATCATTGACTCTTCGAGATCTGAAAATTCATCGTTCAGATTAATAGGTCGCCGGCGTCGATCATAGCCACCATGTGGGATCGCTTTATCAAGTTTTCTTTCTTTCATAATCGTCATTCCAATTTTGTATGATGTTATCATAACATACTTTTAACCAAATGTCAACACTTTTTTGTAATTAAACCATTCCGGTTTTTCACGTCGGGTCCAGACCATTTTGAAGCGATCTTGCTTGGTCTGATAGAACAATCGATAGGATTTTATGGGGTCTTCGGGAAACATACATTCGGGGTTAGAGCCCATGGCTAATGGAAAGGGAGTACGTTTCCCAAAACGGGGGATATTGAGGGGTGGTTGTGCGAGAGCTTCTCGTAGTTTCCTGTCTGTCTTGTGTACTCTACCATACCTATGGGTATATTCATCACACAGAGCTATGAAGTGGCGGTAATGCCAACGATAATTCAAGTCAGACTCTCGAGTCCAGACGGTACAAGGATGGTTATAGTGCACTGCTTTGTATAATATCGTTTCTCGACGATCTGGTAAGGTATAGGTAGTAACCATCCGTCCATTTTTATTACGCTCTTGGCGTCGCTCACCATCCACCATACGATGGGCAGTAGAAAGCATTTGTCCTGATTCCACCACCATTTTGGGGATATGTTTATCACATTGTTGTTGAGCTGACTCTTCTGGCGACTCGTCTAGTACGAATACATTCATGTTTAATAATCCAGATAGCCACCGGGTACCGAGTGAGCCCAGTCTTCTATCTCATCAAGAGTAGAGATCTTGTGGCCCTCGAATTCAGTGACCATAACGAGACAAACACGTCCGGTCGCTCCACGAGCAAAGTGACCCGTGGCTTTCTCCATTGGAGCACCTGAATTGTCGCAGGAGGTACCATTATATTCGGGTAGAAAAGTCATCATAATTAAGCGGCCTCGAAGTTTGATTCAAAAAATTCACGTACAGCATAGAATGCTCTAGGGTCACGACCGCCAATGTGCCAATCATAAGGAACATCGTTGCGACATCGAAACCCTTCGTCATATTCTTTCCAGTCATAGATCGTAGCTTCGATCTCACGAGAATTTTCTGTTTCGTCGATGAATTTCATATTCCACTCAGTGCTGACCTTATTGTCTCCACTCGGAGTATCGTAGGTAGGCTCACCGAATATTTCCACGAGGTCCGAATAACGAGCCTTAAGCCGACCTTGAAAAGACGTCATATTGGTATTGGCATTTTTGATCAAACTATACATTATAAATCCTTCAATAAAAATAACATTATAACAAATAAAAGCAACTTTGTCAACACTTTTTTACAATAAATTGCAAATTTTTGACCAAAAGTTGTCGTGTGATTCGGGCACTACGCCATGAATCGTCGAGGCAGGGCCGCCGTAAGTATCAAAGATATGTTTTGCCGCAAGGGCCGTCTTAGCGACACCTACAAGGCCACTAGATTCTTCGAACATTCGGATGGTGAGTTTGCCGTCGTCTTCGTCACGACTACACTCAATTCGGTTTATCATCGCGTTGTCTCCTCTGATTTATAGTACCATTCTATCAGGTTCTATCAAAAAGTCAACACTTTGTTTAGATTATTTTGGAATAAGAACGTGCTTATTTTTGATGAATGTATTATAAGGCATTCGGATTTCCCAATTGGGTAGAGCCCGTAGCTTTTTATTTATTTTATTGATTTTACGAGACCAAGGCCTGAAGCTTCTGTTCATCCTTTTGGTTCGTCGTTGTCGCATCGGCAGATCTTCGACATTGAATAAGCTCAAAAAGAGATCATATGTCTCTTTATTTGCCATAGTATCGGTATTCAGAATCAATACCGGAAAGTGGGGATTGGTTGTCCAATTGTCTATTTGCTGATCGATCAAATCTAAATATTTGTCCATGTCATAATCAAGTCGGTCATTATGTTTCGATTCTAACATTTTTTCGTAGACATGCCAAGTTGTTTCGAGATGGGCGTCCGACGAAGATAAAGCCACACCAAGATCCTCAACGTAACAAAATATGCCCATCTGAACCGGAACATCTTGGGGCCTTAAAGCATGAGCACCTTTTATTTGGTATCCTTTACATCGAGTATTGTATTGATCATTAAGCAAATCGCAGATCCAATTAGATCTACAACCACCAAACGAATTAATCCAAATATCTGTGGGATCATTGTGATAAGCCTGGATCATCTCTTCTACTTGACTTGTGAGACGGAACCGATACTCTTTGTTTTGATGTTCTTCTTTATAAGTTTGACTGTATTCTTTCAAAATTACCTACCAATAGACAAAGATAGTATTTATGACTAGAACGTGTATCTTACTTCAGTCTCAACCTTGGTCTTAGCATTTCCAGTGTCCTTGGTCTCCAGTTTACCTTTAACTGTTACAGCATCAAACTTGAACTTGTAGCCTGCTTCATAAGAATGGCCATCAGTCATAGGGCCAATCTCAAAATAAAGGTTGTCGTCTGTTTTATAACCAACACGGAAATGGTTGGTTGTTTTAGTGTGAGTCCACTCTTTGAGTTCGTATTCGTTCTTCCATTCCACATAGGGCGCGGCTTTGATGTCTAGACTTAACATCATAAACACTGACCCAATGAACAGTACGAGTAATAGAGTTTCTTTCCAGTTCTTTTTCATTACTAACTCCTTTATTAAAAGTGTATCTATTCAATAAGAGGTATTAATACAGTAAAGGTCTGGTTAATTTTGTGTTAATTTTGTGTTAATAATCGTCGAGAACTATTGACTCTATCCCGTTCTTATTTACCTGAACGTGCTGAGCCGAGATCCAATCTTCGACGTAGATAAAATCATTGTTGTTGTTCATTATCCAATCTAATGCTTGTGCTGGCTTTAAACATTCTATTTCGTCCCCTATCAATTTTCCAAACATAGCAGTACCATCATGAAATAGTACCTTAACTTTCATTTATAATTTACACCTCGTTAATAGAAGCTATTTGACCCTTTGATATAATTTGATCTTTACCAGCTTTCTTGAGTGGCAAGAAATTTCTTTCATCATTCATCACGTCTGATAAACGGTCTCCCGTAGGTAGAAAAAGTTCGCAATCTACCCAACGGGAACCATCAATCAATTGTAAACATACTTTAACTATTTTACTTTCAATCATA